TTCATTTGAATTGGCACTCCACCATCATTTCAGTTAAAGCGGCAAGTAGATTAATTTCCTGATCTGCAACAAAAGCAGATTGGTATTGATACTTACCAATGATCAATACCGCTTGAGGAATAGTTTGAGGTTCAAGATACGTATAAAGATTATCGTAAATTGACCTGAAGATATGAGAAGGTTCGTTGTCTAGGTTAGACGATACCCAACTTTTAACAGTAGTAAATTTCTTTCCTTTAAGTGCTTGAGTCAGTTCTCCAAACTTGACATCAGACAACGTAGAAAGAATACCACTATCAATTACACCACTCGCTGAATAGCGTTGGCACTCGTTAAGAGTACGACGCCAGTCAGGGAAGAATTTAAGAATTAATTGGGGAAGAACCTTTGGATCATATTGTACGCCTTCTTTCTCAAGTATAAACCTGAGACGGTCGTAGAAGGTTCCTGCCAATTGTTTCTTTTCTTTTCCTGGGATGGAGAAATCGACAACTGCACATCGGGAGTGCAAGGGTTCGATGAGTTTGTTTTTGTAGTTACAGGTGAAAATAAACCTACAGTTACCATAAAATGCCTCAATGTTCGCCCGTAAGGCGAGTTGTACATCTGAGGTTGTGTTGTCAGCTTCGTCAACAATGACGACTTTGTGTGCTGATTTACCAGATAATGATAAGGTCGAGGCAAAATCTTTGACCTTATTTCGTATTGTGTCAATTGCACGTCCTTCATCGGATCCATTAATAAGAATATAATCAGCACCCAATTGTTCGCAGAGTGCTTTTGCGACAGTAGTTTTACCGATACCAGCGGTTCCATACAGTAAGAGATTAGGAATCTGTCCCTGCTTTAGGAATTCATTGAATGTATCCTTTGTACCTTGAGGAAGAATACACTCATCAATATTTCTGGGTCGGTATTTTTCAACCCAGACAAAATCATTACGAGACATTGAATCAAACTCCGTATTCAGAATCAGGTTCTAGTGCAATAAAATATTCCAGTTTACTCAAAGGATCTGCTGAAGTAATTAACCTGGAGAATTTTGCTGCTCTGGTGCAAACATCAACAGTATAGTCACCAGGAATAATCTTAATGGTTTCCATCTTGAACTTAAAGCAGAAGGGAACATCAGATTTTCCTACTGTATGAGAGATTGTATTAGATGTCTCATTGTCCTTATCCTTCACAACAATATGAACATCGTCACCTGTCGATTCAAGACATAGATCAGGAAGATGGAGAACCCTAGATGACTTGAGTAAGGACTCAAGAACTTCATTGGTCAAGTTAAATGTGAACTGGGTTTCTGGTAGATCTAATTCTTTATCAGGAGGTAGAACTAAAACCTCAGGGTCACAGTAGAAGTACTTAAGTTTGCTCCTTCCTGATTTGATTGTAAGGTAAGAATCATTATTGAATTCAAAGTCAATATCTTTTGACTGATCAAAAAGATCCCAACCATTAATGAACTGACCAAGATCATAGATGGCAAATGCTTCTGGAAATTGTTCAGAAACTTCTGCCTTAGCAAACACATTTTTAGTTACCGAAATGGTTGCAATTTTAGATCCAGGTTTGATGTAGATCGAATTGTTAATCGTAGAAAAATTCTTAAGGATGAATTTTGTACGGTCAGATACGTTCATAATTACTGAGGATAGGTTTCACGTTGCTTGGACTTGTCGCTGAAGTGCATAAGAAGAACTGCATAATGCATGATCTTGATTATGTCACGACGAGCAGTGCCTTTCTTATCATAGCGAGAGGCATACTTGAGAATGTTGCTTCTGCAAAATGCTTCTGCATCTCCACAAGCATCAATCAGATCTAGTGTCTGAATCTTATCATTACCAGCAGAGTAATGAGCGTTGTATGTGGCAGAGATGTAATCAATCAGTTCTTTAAGGATCTCTTCCTCATTGTACTTAAACCGATTGGGGTTTTGAGATTTGGGTAGAATGTCAGTCATGTTAAGTTCATCATAAAGTAGGGACCAAGAATTAACCATACACCATACTATCAGAGATTTTCATTTTCGTCAACCTCAATGTTGACATCAGCATCAACCTTGTCATAGAGTTCCATGAAGGACTGCTTGGTCTCATCATCAAAACGATTTAAACAAACTTGAATTGCCTTTGCCTTATCATTAAAGATGCTGTAAGCACGAATGATATGGACCAGACGGCGAGTAGAGATGATCTCATCAATACCACCATCATAGAATGTCTTACGAATGATACTTGCCCAATCAACCAAGTGCTTACAGAATTCACGATCTTCAACTCCAAGATCAAGAGCATTGCCTTCAAGAATTTTCCTCTCAGTAACCGTACTTGGATATTCCTGTTCAAAGGTTACAGGGAATCTCTCAAGAAATGCTTCATTGAGAATATTAGTACCAATGAAACGACCATCGTCAGAACCCTTTCCCTTAGTGTTGGCAGTAGCGATGACATTGAATCCAGCAGCAGGCATAACATGCTTTCCAATCTTCTTCAAGAAGACACCTTTACCTTCTAGTATGGACTGAAGACATAGAATTTTATTACTAGCAAGGTCAACTTCATCTAAAAGAAGTATTGCTCCACGTTCCAAAGCTTCGATGACTGGACCATTATGCCAAGCAGTGTTACCGTCAACCAAACGGAAACCACCAATAAGATCATCCTCGTCAGTTTCAATGGTGATGTTCACTCGAATCATCTCTCTATTTAGAGAAGCACATGCCTGCTCAACAGACAGAGTTTTACCATTACCAGACATACCAGTAATGAATGCTGGATAGAATAAACGTGATTTAATAATCTTTTTCACATCAGCAAAGTTTCCGAAAGGAACAAAGGTCTCATCCTTTTCAGGAACAAAAAATTCTTGATGAACTATTTCTTCAAGTTGCTCACGTGTTTCTTCAATGGTCAGGTTCCATTTGCCACGACCAGTTTTGTAGGGTTCCATACGGTTGACAACCGTGGCATATGAATACCCGATGTGATCAGCACCTGCTTTAATAGCATCAGTGCCAACCTCAGTTCCAAAGTTCTCCTCTAGAAAATTAAAGAGTTGAATCATGTCTACTTGTGATTGACGAGTCATAGTGTTGTGTGGTGTTGATGTGATTAGTATAAGGGCAGAGTGGGGCAGAGTGACTCTGCCCTGTGACAGTTTACTATGCGACCATAGTAGCAAAGGACGATAGAATTTTATTGTTTGTTGATTTTGACTTTAGAGATTTCCTGAATGCTGCACGAATTTGAGCATTAGTAGCACCATCATCAACGTCAAATTCATCAGATTGATTTAGTGACGTTGAGGCAAGAACATACATGATATCAAAACCAGCAGTATTTACAACAGCACATCTCTCTTTTGACCAACGTTTCTTATCAATCTCATGGTAATTTCCTTTATAATAATTAAAGAATTGAGTGACATCACGACCTTCAAGAATACGATAAGAGATAAAGTTCACTTGTGGAAAATTATCTTTAAGATTAGTAAGAAGAATTCCTGTCACACTTTGATCCCACTGATAATCATTGAAATTCTTATAGGTGCGTCCTAGTTTAGGATCTCTTAGTTGACATCCAGTTCTGACATACACTCTACCTAATTCACCGTTAGGATAATACTTTTCAGACATCCTAACTGTTGCACCAATTCCATTAGATTCCCCATCGGTAAGAAATACAGTATTGACTTTATCCACACCAGTTTCTTTAATGAATTCAGGAAGTAGATGATGCAGTGTAACAATTGCTTCATTCAAAGGAGTTCCTGAAAGACCAAAATTTGAAGGAACCATACTGCTTCCATAGAATTTTGTAAACGTACCTAGACGCCAAACATTCAAACAATCTTCATCAAACTGAGAAGAACTTCTTTTATGTGACAACAAATTCATCAACCGAAATCTTTTGTGTAGGGATAGTTCATCAATAACTGGATCTTGAATCTCATAAAGGTTCTTATCCCCATCGAAATCATCCTCATCAACATGCTCATATGTAAACGCATACACTTCAAATGGAATATTAACTTTCTTACAGAACCAAACAAGATTTAAAAGTTGTTTAATTGTATCATGCATGACATTGCACATAGAACCAGACCAATCCAATATAAAAACAAGTCCGTGATTTTTACCTTCAGGAAGGGTAGTAATTTTCTTAAAGATATCTTCACTAAATTTATAGTTGTGAAGTTTACTAGTATCGAGAGAACCTGTTTTAGAAATAGCAGAACGTGAATATGCTGCTGCTGACTTCTTCATCTCAAATTCCTTTACAAGATAGTTGACACTCTTGACAGCATTCTTTTTATATTTTCTATACTCCATCTCATTAGTTAAGAGTACTCGTGACTCATAAGTATCAGACGTAAAATTTTCAGAAGAATAAAATCTATTAAGTTCAGAATGAATCGTATAACAATCAACTACAATACGATCTAGATATATGCACTCAGGAATTTGAACGTAAGTTGATTCTCTTTCGTGTTCAGAAATTAACTCCTGCTGGTTATCTACAAATGCTTCATCAGTTGTAGATTCAAATTCATTAACAGAACCACCACTATTTCCACCAGAAGTACTATTTTCACCAGATGGTTCTTCATCCGATTCGTCATCTGAGAGGGCACTAGGAGCGTCTGTAGCGTTGCCGTTATCCCCTTCAGTAGGTTCGATATCAATCTTCTGTGATTCATCACTTTGGTCACCTTGACCTTGCTGCATTTTCTCAGTGTTTAGTTTAACTTTTTGAGGTTCCTGTTCTCTAATTTTTAAGAACTCATGAAGATCATAACTAAGTTCTAAAACTTCATCCCAGGTCTCCACAGTTTCTCCACGCTTCACAAAGACCATTTCTTCTTCCTTAAAAGTGATCATGTGATATGCACCAATCTTAAAGTACAGATTGAACCGATCAATCAATGCCATTTCATTTAGATCTTCTTCTTCCACGCAGAAGAAATCTTGAGAATGAAGTTCCTGATATCCTTTATAAAAAGTTTTGCTAAGACCAGGATAACGACGCTTCATCAGTTTTTCAATACGAGCATCCTCAACAACATTAACAAAAGATGAGGGAACAGAACTATACTTATTCTTTCTCCAGTCAACATTAGGTGTATACAAAGCATGACCAACCTCATGACCAACTAGAAGATCATAAACACGATTAGATGCTTTCTTCCACATAGGAAGGGTCAGAACTCGACTATCGACATTGAAAGAAGCAGTGCTTACTTGACGATGTTCGACAATTAGATTTTCGGTTGCCAGAAGTTTGGCAAGAGTTTCTTTGATTTCAAACTTCATGGGGTCTCCTTTGAACTGAACCTATAATACAAGAAAAGGACCACCCTAAGGCAGTCCTTGTGACACTTATTAAAATGGTTTAGAAAAGTTCTTAACCTTCTTGAACTGTACAACGTTATCAAATTTGTCATGCAGCATATCTTCTTTGTGTGAAATCACGAAGACATTGTTACCATCTGTAACTGTTCGGAGAATGTTAATAAAATCTGCAGTTCCATTGCCATCCAAAGAACTGTCAAAGATCTCATCTAAGATAAGGATGTTTGTATTGACAGAGTTTTTAAGTTTAGCAACCTCTCTCCATGTAAACAGAAGTGCTAAGTCAATCCTCATCTTCTCACCCTCAGAGAATGATGCATATGAAAACTCATCCCTGAATCGTGACTTGATAGTTTCATTAAAAGTATCATCAAGATTGAAGTTAACATAGAACTCAAGTTCTTGAAGGTTCTTATTAATAAGAGTGTTCATCACAGGAAGATACTTTCTAATGATTGAACTCTTAACTCCACTGTCTTTAAGAATCTCAGCAATGATCTTCAACTCAGTAGATCGTTTTACAAGCACCCGACGCTGGAGTTCTTGACCTTTACCTTGAGTGATAAAGGTTTTCATGTTATCACGTTCTCTATCAATGTTGTCGGTATTAGTTTTTAGAGATTCAATTTTTTCTTGAGTTTCTTTAACCTTCTCCTGTTTCCAGTTTATTGTAGCAAAACAATTGTTAATTTTGTTTTGATGTTGAGTGATATCTTTTTGAATAACATTTCTTTTAGAGAAAACTTCTGTTAAAGATTTTTGTTTGCTTTGAATATCATCAAGAGCACCATCTAATTTAGAAATTTTGTTTTTGTTTTGAGTAATGTTTGACTCTTTAAAATCATCCGTGATGTCTTGGTTACAGGTAGGACATATAGTATTTGAGGATAAGAATCTAATTTCTTTTTCCATGTCCTTGATTTTAGATCTGAACTTAATACTAAATTCATTTAACTTATCAAGTTCTTCTTGAGGATTAGCATAAGTATTCATTTGCTTTGTCATGGCATCAATGTCTCTCATGTAACTCTCAAGATCTTCCTGGTTAGATTCGATATCAATTTTCATTTTAGTTATCTCATCATCCCAGAGAACTACATTCTCCTGACTCTGCTTCTTAAGATCTTCAATAAATCTTTTCTGAACATCTACCTTTTCTTTAAGTAGAGAAATGGCATAGTCAATATCAGACACTGCTTCTTTATTTTCTTTAACACGATCTTTTAAGATGGTGTTCATAGAAGAGAAGATTCTAATGTCTAAGATATCTTCAATGACTTCTCTACGACCTGCCGCAGGTAACTGCATAAAAGGAACAAACGTAGATGATCCAAGCACAACAATTTGAGTGAATGATTTAAAGTTTAATTTTAAAACATTCTGCTCTAACCATTTCTGCTGATCAGCAGCAGAAGCACTCTGATCTAGTTGAACTCCATTTTTGAAAATTTCAAATATACCTGGTTTCATTCCTCGATTAATTTTCCAATCAATCTTACCAATAGTAAACTCAATCTCAACTCTACAATCTGCAAGGTTAATAGAATTAACAAGTTGAGGTTTGTTAATCTTTCTGAAAGGTTTGTTGAATAAACCAAAACACAAGGCATCTAAGATTGTAGATTTGCCTGCTCCGTTCTCTCCAATAATTAAAGTTTTGTTAAACTCGTTCAATTTTATTTCAGTAAAATTGTTCCCAGTGCTGAGAAAGTTTTTCCATTTGATAGTTTTAAATTCAATCATCTTCTTTAGGAGGAATAATAATGTCTTCAGGTGTTACAATACAATAAGAATATCCGTGCTCTTTACAAGTAAAAAGAGCAACGTCATCATCTATTTCAATGACTGCCATTTCGGGATAGTCGTCCGCCAACAATAAATCAGAATGCCGTTCAGCATCATCTTGTTCTTGAAAGAGATACAAAACATTTACATCCCCAAAACTAGGTGCATAAGCACCTTCTGTTTCTTTTCCCTTTATTGCTAGAATGTACATTAATCTACTTGCAAAGATTCTGAATAGATAGATCCGATAATAGATTTAAGTGTGTCTTTATCTTCATAATCAATCTCTTCTACATATTTTTCTAAGAATGAAAGTGTTCCTTCAATCTCAATATCACCAGAAGGATTTATATCTTCACAGGTATTATCAATAATTTTTAAATCATGAATACCTGCTTGATAAAGACGCTCTACTAAATTATCGTATGCATAATAGTTAGTACGTTTTTCAACAATTAATTTTACAAACATGTTTGCATACTTATTCATGTCCATAGAATCAGGATGTACTATCGTGTCATTGTAATAAATTTTAGCAAACATCTCATTTGGATTCTTAATAAATTTCAAACCCATCGTTTCAGTATCAAAGATATGAAACCCTCTGGTGTCACCAAAATCATTCCAATACATTTGGTATGGATTACCCAAATAGTAAACAGAATTAAAATTAGAACGATGATGAAAATGTCCTGAGAATACTTTCTTGAATTTAGAAAACACTTCGGGACTCATCCCATGCTCCATAAAATATCCAGGGTGTGCTTCAAATCCTGACAACTCTAGATGTCCCATAGCAATTTTTGCTTTGGTTTTTGAAATCTCTTCGTAAGTTTCAGTTTCGTTATCAACACATATCCAAGGAACAAAACAAATGTCTAGTCCACCAATATTAAGTGTCTGAGGTTTTTCAATCACTTCAACATTAGGATACTGCTGCAAAAGCAAATCAATAGCATTGATGCCTAGAGTATTCTTGTAGTATGAAGTATGGTTTCCAACAACTGTGTACAGTTTTTTGTTGGCAAGTTTTTGATAGTAATTAGTTTTTGCCCAATCTAAAGACCAAAAATCAATACTCTTTCTATTGTCAAAGGTGTCACCTAGATCAAGAACAGTATCAATATTATATTTGTCTAAGGTTGGAAAGAAAGTTTCATCATAAAATTTCTTCATGTAGTCATGAAAGATCTGACTGCCCTTTCTCATACCAAAGTGCTGATCAGTTATAATAGCAACTTTCATCAATACCTCATTTTTTGCTCAAGAGAATTCTTGATCTGCTCATAAGCAGAGGCGTTACCATGTTCGTCACCAGTAAACACTTCAGAGAATCCTGACTTCTCGATCATTTTGTTTTTAATATCTACCTGCTTCTTTTCCTTCTGGATCCTACGCAAGAATGCATAGTAGATAATCTGAGTAAAGTATGCAAATGGGTTGCTAGATTTTGCAGGATCAAAGTTGTCAATGTATGTGATACAGTTTTCAATACCATCACCAATCATGTCATCTTTAAACATGTAGTTGACGAAGTTTGGTTTGTACGACAAGTGTTGAGCAATCTTCAAAAAGCAACCGCCGATGTACTCACCCACAGGTGGTTTTTTAGCGCCGGTTAATTTTGCTTCATCTACCTTGTTCTTATATCGAACAATGGCATGTAAAAAGTCCTTGTTGTTTACATAATGTTCTTTGGATTTAGACATTGTATTGTATGTTAACTTATCTGCATATCATAGCATAGATTCAAGGGCTTGACAAGACCCTCAGATCTGTGTATAATAACTCGGTCAGAGTTCAGAAACAGCTCTTTAGCTTTAAGGTACTTAGATACTCTAAGATTCTTTAGAGTCACTGTCAAGTAGAAAGATATCCTCTAGTAGTTCTCTAGCATCATCAATAGAGGAAAGTAGACCCATATCCTCATCTAAAAAAACTCGCCCTCGTTCTCGACGCTTACGTGGTGTACGTTTTTCTTCTTTATCTAGTGCTAGTTTAGTTAAACTATTTTTATAGAACTCAACTGGAAATCCTTTTATTTCTTTTACAGTAACTAGTTCGTCACCTGAAATATAGAATTCAGTTTGATGAGATAGTTTCATCCATGCTTTAATTTTGAGTCCTTGAAACGCGCCGGGTATTTCAATCTCTTCAATCTCAATAGGATGTGATATCAGAATGTAATCTTCTGTTGGATCTGCTTCTTTTACAATGCAGAGTAGTTCTTCATTAGTTTTTAATTTTATGTTTGCGAAAAATGCTTCCATACTTACTGTTTTAGTTTTACGTTGATTATCTCATAATCAAAATTTTCTTGGTTATAGATCTTAACACGTTCAAATAAATGTCTTAACGTATAGTTTGGATTGTTAGAATCCTTAGACGTATCATCTGCAATATCATAAAGTAGTGCAGTATTTTTATTCTCACCTTTTCTTAAAACCCTACCAATAGATTGTAAGTTCCTTACTCTCGATTTTGATGGACTTGCGAAAATAATATTATGTAGATTTTTAATATTAATGCCAGTAGAGAACGTTCCGTAACTAGCAATAATAATTGCGTTAGATTCGTGCTCAGTTATTTCTCGGATCTCTTCTCTATCCTTTGCATCAACACCACCGTGTACAAAGAAAACTTTTCTATCGGCATGTGCATTAGTATTTATCAAATCATAGAGAGGTTCTCCATGACGTTCCACATAATTAAATAAGATCAGTGTATTACCACCAAGATCTAACGCAAGATTTTTAATAAAATTGTTTCTTTTAGGATGAGAGATGATATAATCAATTTCATCTTGATAAGTATCAAATGTTATATGAGGATGTCTGAGTGTGAGAATCTTAATTTTTAACCTGGACAAATGTCCCTGTTGAATTAATTCATTAGTATTAGTAATCTTTTTATGAGGACCAAACAATCCTTCAAGAACAAGTTTGTTTGTTTTACTCCCATCTAGTGTGCCAGTAAATCCAATACGATACTTTGCATGATGTAATTTGGTAAGGATGTCAGTTAAAGATTTTGCTTTGAATAGATGTGCTTCATCCCCAATTACTGCATTAAAACATTCAAAATATTTTCTATGCTGTTTATAGATTGATTGCCATGTAGTAATGGTTACTGGTTTAGGAGATACTTTCTCATGACCAGCATAAACTTTATGACAAAATTCTTCAGCATCCCAACCATAAGATACAAAATCTTTATACATCTGTTCTACAAGAGATGTAGTTGGAACAACAATGATAATCTTTTGTCCTGTCTCCTGTAAGAAACGAACAATAGAATAAATCATAAATGACTTACCTGATCCTGTTGGTGACACGATCAGTTTTCTTTTCTTTCTTAGTGCTTCATAGATTGCAGTATACTGATACTCCCTTGCTTTGAGAGATGAGAATCTTTTTGTAAATGATTTGACACCATCAAAAGAAACTAACTCGTCTTCAGCATCAGGCATACCAAAGTATTCATTATCAGCATAATCATATGTGTAATGACGTTCCTTACAGAACTGTTCAATATACTCTCTTAGTCCAGCATAGATCTCTCCTGTGCCTGGAGAGAATAATCTAATTTTACCATCCCAATATTTCTTCCTGTAGGCAGGCATGAATTGAGCACCTTCAACTTCAAATGTGAAGTGGTCAGATAATTCGTATGAAATATGTGGAGGGGTTTTCAGTTGAAGATATACTTCATTCTTTTTTCGGATAATAACATCACTCATCTATTCCTCTTGAATATCGTAACCAATCAATCGCATTCTTAATTTGAAATGAACGATTGTTAATATTATTTAGAACCTGTTTTAGAGCATCCTCTAATTTTTCATATAGATCTAGAGTTGCTTGTGCTTTAATTACATCAGCATCTCCTTTAATGTAGATAGGAACTTCTGTTTTAATAATTCTTTCTTCAGGTGCAGTTTCTTCTCTGCCCATATAATAACTATACTTCTGTCTATACAGAACGTTATAGTTGTATTCTTTTTCTTTACGTAATAATTGTATTCTTAAATACTTGTCTAACCATTTAGCATGTAGGATTGGAATTCGTCTTGCCTCATCACATAAGTCATCACTCATTACACAATCCTTGTGCCATTCATCGATCAATTGTTGATGTAAACTCATAAAGTCAATTGCTTATCATTACTATTGGTAAGTTTGTAGTAGGTGTATTTAAATTCTACTTCTGCTTTTAAATACTGTATATCTGTTATGTCAGTATTAAACTCTAATGAATTTAACCTTACAGGAAATGCATCATAGAAATGCAATTTAAATGCAGTATTAAAATTACTGCTCAAGATATTTAAGTATAGATCTATCTGATCTAACTGAGAAGAATTTTCAAAATCTTTATCTCTCATTTGTTCAGCAAACTCATACCACTGATCAGATTTTTGTGGGTAAGTAATACCAACCATCCAGTTATGAATTAAAGAATAGTTAAGACAATCTTCATCAATTAAAAAAGTTAATACAAGTGATTCATAATTTAATTTATCACCCGCAAGTTGGAAGTCATTGTATGGTGTTGCTTGAGTTGGACCATTCATACTAATGCCAGGAACATTAGCATTGGTACATTGAAATCCAATACTTTTAAAACCTGGGATGTCTAATCTAAAACCTGATGGTGATAGAAAGTTTTCGTTACAGAGGGTCATTTGCTGGGTCCTTCACACTATTATTTATAGGCATAAAAAAAGGACTCCCGAAGGAGTCCAAGATATATGTGAATGGATCACATAAGGTTTGCAACAGAAACTCTTCTGTAGTATGCGTTGGTGCCGAGGTTGCCAGCAGCAAGGGGGTTGCTGTCGGACAGTGCTGCC